TTAAATAATGAGTGATTTTATATGGGTTGAAAAATACAGACCCACTACAATTGATGAGTGTATTCTACCAAAGAGTATCAAGAAAACTTTTCAAGATTTTGTTGATAGAGGAGAGATACCAAATATGTTACTGTCAGGTCCACCAGGCATTGGTAAGACTACAGTAGCAAAAGCATTGTGTAATCAATTAGGAGCAGATTACTATGTCATTAATGGATCGGATGAAGGACGTTTTCTTGACACTGTTCGGACGAACGCAAAGAACTTCGCATCTACAGTCTCTCTTACAAGTGAGTCGAAACATAAAGTCATCATCATTGATGAAGCAGACAATACCACTTCCGACGTACAGCTCCTTCTCAGAGCGTCTATTGAGGAGTTCTCCAAAAACTGCAGGTTTATATTTACCTGTAATTACAAAAACAAAATTATCGAGCCTCTACATTCTAGGTGTTCTGTTGTTGATTTCTCGATTAATAAAAAAGACAAACCAACAATAGCAGCACAATTTTTCTCAAGACTAACTTATATCTTAGAAGAAGAGAAAGTAGATACTGATAAAAAAGTTGTTGCAGAACTTATTAACAAACACTTTCCCGATTGGAGGAGAGTGTTAAATGAGTGTCAAAGATACTCTGTAAGTGGTAAGATAGATAGTGGTATACTGGTTACATTTTCAGATGTATCCGTAACTGAACTTATGAAGAATTTGAAGATAAAGAATTTTGCAGAAGTTCGTAAGTGGTGCGTTGATAATCTTGACAATGACTCTGGTGTATTGATGAGAAGAATATACGATTCTTTGTATGAAGTTCTTGTCCCAACTACTATTCCTGCTGCTGTATTGATTATTGCAAAATATCAATATCAAATTGCTTTTGTAGCAGATCAAGAAATTAACCTATTAGCCTGTTTAACTGAAATTATGGTGGAGTGTGAATTCAAATGACCGTTAAATTAATTCGTATGTGGTCTGGAGAGGATGTCATTGCAGATATCACTGAAGAGACTGAAGATTCAATAGTAATCACAGACCCGATTGTGGCAGTACCGTCACCTCAACAAGGAAACATTGCATTTGCTCCTTGGTCTCCTTTACTTCAAAAGGATGAAATTGAAATTACTAAAAAGTATGTTGTTTACATTGGTAATCCTCAAGAGGAAATTATTGAACAATATAAATCTATGTTTGGTAAAATTTCAACTCCTACTAAAAAATTAATTATTTAATTATGAAAAAACCATTGTCTAAAATTAAACATCAGATAAAATCTGGTAAGTATTATATTTTTTGGGGTGCTTGTACTATTGCTGTAATGGCAGGTCAAATTTTTGTGGGTGCAGGATATCGTTCTATGTCTAAAGAAGTTAGAGACCTTACTGAAATCCTCACAATCAAAATGGAATGGGATTCATTGAATAATAGAAGAGGTACAGGTATGTCACCTTATATACCAATGATTGACCCAGAAGATTATATTATTTGGGAATCAATAGATTAGAAATGTCTCTCAAATCTTTTAAAACACCACTTCGTTATCCTGGTGGTAAGTCTCGTGCTTGCAAAAAAATGGAACCATACATTCCAGACTTGAGAGATTATGAAGTATACTATGAACCATTCTTAGGTGGTGGTAGTGTTGCATTACACATCACAAAGAAATATCCAAATCTTAAAATTGTTGTAAATGATTTGTATGAACCATTATATAATTTTTGGTTACAACTACAAGTCAATGGAGATTACATACATGAGGAATTACAAAACCTAAAATCAAAGTTTCCTGATCGTAGTTCGGCAAGGAGATTATTTGAAGATGCAAAAGAAAAATTATATGATTTAGAAGTCATAGATAAAGACCGTGCAGTTTGTTTTTACATTATAAACAAATGTTCTTTTAGTGGTCTTACGGAGTCATCTTCATTTTCAGAACAGGCAAGTGATTCTAATTTTTCAATGAGAGGAATTGATAAATTACCAGTTTATAGTAAGTTAATAAAAGATTGGTATATTACTAATGTTGATTATAACCATTTGTTAGGAGATAAAGAAAAAACATTTGTATATCTTGATCCACCCTATGATATTAAGGATAATTTATATGGTAAGAAGGGTTCAATACATAAAAAGTTTGATCACGATAAATTTGCAAAAGATTGTGAAATATATAATTCTGATATGCTTATAAGTTATAACTCAGAACAATTAGTTAAAGATAGATTTAAAGATTGGAATTGTGCTGAATTCGATTTAACATATACAATGCGTTCAGTAGGAGAGTATATGAGGAATCAAAAAACAAGAAAAGAATTACTTATTTTTAATTACAACACAGGAGTTTTTTAATGGACGAGGAATTACAACCAACAGACTTATATGAAGATATGAGGAGATTGAATAGTTTATATGAAGAACTATGTTGGGATAATGATGACATATTAGAATTTACTCCTGACTACAATAATAATTGTATTATTATAAGAAACAAAACAATGGATAAGGAACAACTTAATAATTAATATGTCAGAATTTATTCAACGTCATATTGGACCTTCAGAATCAGAACAACGCAAAATGCTCGCTGATTTAGGTCTGTCTACCATTGATGAACTGGTAAGAGAAATCGTTCCTGATTCTATATTACTTCGAGGTGACAGTAATTTACCAGAAGGATGTAGTGAACAAGAAGCACTTACAGAATTAAAAGAAATTGCTTCACATAATATTGTCAAGAGAAGTCTTATTGGACAAGGATATTATGGAACAATTACACCATCGGTGATTTTGAGAAATGTGTTTGAAAATCCTGCTTGGTACACATCTTATACACCATATCAGGCAGAAATATCTCAGGGTAGATTAGAAGCATTATTTAATTATCAAACACTGATTACAGAACTTACTGGATTACCAGTTGCAAATGCATCATTGTTAGATGAAGGAACTGCAGCAGCAGAGGCAATGATACTTGCATACAATCAAGGAAAGAAAAAACAATTTATAGTTGACGATAAAATATTTCCACAAACACTTGAAGTATTACAAACTAGGGCAAGACCACTAGGTATTGATATTGTAAAAATTGATTTAGATGCTTCAGTACCAATATCGTTCTTTGCTGATGCCTTTGGATTTATCACACAACTACCAGACAATCACGGTAATATAAAAATTCGTGACGGAGTAATGAGACTTGCAGATGCTTGTAAGTGTATGAAGATTGCAATTGTTGATCCGCTTGCACAAGTTCTTATGAAACCTGTAGGTGAGATGGGTTTTGATATTGCAGTTGGAAGTATGCAAAGATTTGGTGTGCCAATGGGATTTGGTGGACCACATGCAGCATTCTTTGCAATCAATGATAAGTATAAAAGAAAAATACCTGGTAGGATTGTAGGACAGTCGATAGACGCAAAAGGTAATAAAGCATTAAGACTTGCTTTACAGACTAGAGAGCAGCATATTAGAAGAGATAAGGCAACATCTAATATTTGTACTGCACAGGCTTTACTTGCAAATATGGCAGGATTTTATGCTGCATACCACGGGGCAGAAGGTCTTAAAAATATTGCAACTCGTATTTTAACTTATCGTGAAATTTTAAGAAAGGGATTATTCTGGTTAGGTATAGATGTAGATAATACTGAAGGGTTTGATACAATAAGATTTAAAAGTTTTCTTGCTGTTGAAGGATTTAATGTTCGTTATGAAGAAGATCATACCATCATTACTTTAGATGAACTAACGACTCTTGATGAGATAAAACAATTGTTGAATTCACAACAAGATTTGGTTAACAAAAGCGATACTATCGACCATATTGTTGATGCAGTTGGAACATACAAATGGAAAAATATTCCAGAGAGAACTAAACCTTGGTTGAGACAAGATGTTTTCAATCGTTATCATAGTGAAACTGATATGATGAGATACATCAATGAATTAGTATCTAAAGATTTTTCATTAGTTCATGGTATGATGCCACTTGGAAGTTGCACTATGAAACTTAATGCAGCATCAGAGTTGATGCCAGTAAGTTGGAATGAGTTTGCAAATATGCATCCATTTGCACCTGACCATCAAACACTTGGTTATCAAAGAATAATGGTTGACTTACAAGAATGGTTATGTGATATTACTGGATTTGCTGAAGTATCATTACAACCAAATGCAGGTTCACAAGGTGAGTATGCAGGATTATTAGCAATACAAGAATATCATCGAAGTAATGGTGATGCAAATCGAAATGTATGTTTGATACCCACAAGTGCACACGGAACAAATCCTGCATCAGCAGTGATGGCAGGTATGAAGATTGTTCCTGTCAAGTGTGATGATGAAGGTAATATAGATTTAAAAGATTTAGAAAAGCAAGCACTTATGAATTGCCTTGAGTTGTCTTGTATTATGATTACATATCCATCAACTCACGGTGTATTTGAACCAACTATCAAGGACATTTGTAGAATCGTTCACGAAAATGGTGGACAAGTTTATCTTGATGGTGCAAACTTAAATGCACAGGTATTATTAGCAAAACCTTGTGAGTATGGTGCAGATGTCTGTCATATGAATTTACATAAGACATTCTGCATTCCTCACGGTGGTGGTGGTCCTGGTGTCGGTCCTATTGGTGTTGCAGAACATCTTGTTCCTTTTATGCATCATCGTGTATCAGCAGCAGTTCAAGGTAGTGCATCAATACTTCCTATCAGTTGGATGTACATTCGTATGATGGGTGCTGATGGATTAAGAAAAGCGAGTGAAGTATCTTTACTCACAGCAAACTGGTTAGTGCATCGTATTGAACCTTTTTTCAATGTATTATATAAAGGTAACAATGGAAGAGTTGCACACGAATGTATATTTGATGTCAGACATTTTGATGGTATTAGTGCTGAAGATGTGGCAAAGAGATTAATGGATTATGGGTTTCACGCACCGACATTATCTTGGCCAGTTACGGGAACAGTAATGGTTGAACCAACTGAGAGTGAGTCACTATATGAACTTGAAAGATTTGGTGCAGCAATGGTGAGCATCCGTAGAGAGATTGATAAGAATAAAGATATCTTGAAAAACTCACCTCATACAGCAAGGGTTGTAAGTTCGGACAAATGGGAGTATAATTATAGTCGTGAAGAAGCAGCATATCCTGCAAACCAAACTAATAAGTTTTGGCCAGCGATATCACGAATAGATAATGTTTACGGAGATCGTAATCTTGTCTGCTCTTGTGAAAACTATTTTGATAATGTAACAAATGAAAACAGTAAAAATCTTACCTCAAAGAATATTTAATTTCAAATGCAAATCAAAGTTAATTGAAGAAACTTTGACAACTTTGAAAGAAGAAAAGATTAGAGATGATGGGAGAGAAGAATGGAAAGTTCTTCAAACTGACAATACAAGACTTAATAAAGATCCAAAATACTCTGAAATACATAAATGGGTTCGAGAGTGTTTAAACAAAGTTAAAGATGAGATGAATTTTAGATGTGATAGAATTGAAATCACATCATCTTGGGGAAATGTCGCAAGTGAAAATCAATGGCATTGGACTCATTCTCATCCAAATTCATTTATGAGTGCAATTTTATATCTTACAGATTCAAATGCACATACTTGGTTTAGTATGGATAATTTTTGGACAGGTAGTAATACTAATCTTCAATATCCATCTAATACATCTAACATAATTAAATTAATATATGAAGAGGATAGCGATAATCTTGTAATTCATAAACAACCAACTGTTGCGGGTGACTTAATAGTATTTCCATCAACATTAGTTCATAGTGTCGATACACATACAATAAAAGAATATAATAGATATTCACTATCATTTAATTCTTATCCTTGTGGATTGATTGGTAATATGGAACGTAGTGCTGGAATTATTCTTGAGGTATTATAATGGAATTAAAAGATTGGTTAAATTCAATAAATCAAACAAAGAAAAACTTAATAGATAATGATCCCTTAATTGAGAAAGACTATCCACCATATATTATTAATCGTTGTTTTTCTGGACACTTAGATGCAGTTCTTTTTGCGAATGAAATGAATAGGTATAATTTCTTACCAAAGAAGATGCAATACGACTTTTATATAAATACACTCAGAACTAAGAAGAGATTCTCTCCTTGGCTTCGTAAGGATATGGTCAAAGACCTTGATTATGTAAAACGTTATTATGGTTATAGTAACGAAAAAGCAAAACAAGCTTTGAAAATTCTGACAAAAAAACAACTCAACTTTATAAAATCTAAATTTGATACTGGAGGAGCGAAATGAGTGTTGTTAAAGAACCTGTCGTCACATGGTCTCCCGACCAAATGATTGAAGTTACATTAAATGAACCAGATGATTTCCTAAAAGTCAGAGAAACTCTCACAAGAATTGGTGTAGCAAGTAGAAAAGAAAAGAAGATATATCAAAGTTGTCACATACTTCATAAACAAGGAAGGTATTATCTTGTCCACTTTAAAGAACTTTTTGCTCTTGATGGAAAACACGCTAACCTTACTTCTAATGATGTTCAGCGTCGCA